ACCCACCCCACTATAGACGTCTATTCTTGTGTTTTCTTAGCCTTTGATTCTTGGGCTAGTTCGGGCTTGTCGGCTAACCCCAACTCCTTGACAGTCTTAGCGTCAATTTTATCGCCAATATAAAAAGTTTTCTCTTTACCATCGACTGTTGCGTAAAATTTACGAACTGCAATCATGATACTGCTCTCGTTAGTTTTACTGACGCATCCTCTGTGGCTTCGTCATACATTGCTCGGATAGTAACGTCCTGCATTGCATTAGTGCCAGTGAAGTCGATATTAGATCCAGTAAACTTGCACTTAGGAAATAACAAAGTGTATTTTTTACCTGATACTGAACCTAATGGAAAAGTAACTGCAAAAAGCGAGTGGTTTGTATCTCTTGCTGCATTATACAAAGATGCAAAGTTGCTATCTACATAAACACGAGCAGTTATCTCAGGAAGCAAAGCCCCTTTTGTGATGCCATCCTTAGTAAAAGAGCTTCCTAGCACTGTCTGCGCTTCTCTGCCCTCGTAGTTAAAATTGATCGTAGCACTCTCGAAAGCGTCTAATGTGTACCCTGCAAATGCTATCGTTCCAACGTCAACACCTGATGTCAAAGGCGCTCTTTCAGTTTGATCTGTATATGATGAGCTACCGATTGCTGATGTTGTCGTATCGATTGATCCCATCCCAGTTAAATCAAATGAAAACCCTATCTCTGCATTAGAGGAGAGGGTTAATGATCCAGCAGATGCCTCAACACCAGTATAACGCATCATTGTAAGCGTACCGCCAACCCCTGCATTTATTGCGTTTTCTACAGTAAAAGATTTAGTTGTCTTGCCGCTTTTAACTACGTTTGTTGAATAGGCTCCCTGAAGCAAACTCTCCAAAAATGGATCGTAAGCGCCATAAACTAACGTGCCTGACATATTCCCAGTGACGTCAATTCCTGCGATAGCCGTTTCCACCGCTTCGCCTTTTGCTGCGAGTGATCGATGCTCGACTATGTTTGGAGCAGCAGTCATATTTATTGGAACATCGCTTGTTGTGAACGATGGAGATGAGGGAGTTGTCCCTGCTGTAGATTCAGCCACAAATGCGCTCCGTAGCTGATTAGATGCAATGCCAGTCATGTTGTGGCCTCCTTATTTAAACTCGTATCGCACAAAAGGCGCGATAAATGTTGTAATGTGAAATGGTATATCAGAAACCTCTCCAGATATATAGGGGTGCTGTTGATCTGGTGAGAATCTAATAAATTCGTCTGTTGTCGCTATTGCACCCGAATTATTAATCCTTTTATTGATAAAGATACCGTCTAATGTTTCTGCATAAATTCTCCACTTTCCAGATCCTTGTCCGTTTTCCGTAAAGATTTGAATGCTTACGATGCCAGTATAATCTATTCTATTTGTATTTGCACCAATAGAACCTTGCAAAGATAAACCATTTTCAATCGATACTCGAATACTATTAAAAACTGGTTCAAATTCATGGCCGTCAAACCCAATTGGAGTTGTTGTTCCCCATTGAGTATTTAAATATGTTTCGATTGCTCTGCGCTCTGTTTGATAGGTCATATTAATATGTTCCTATATTTAGTTTTCATCTCCGTCAGGGTGAGCGCAACCATACCTTTTGGAGCTTGTTTAGAATGTCCGTTTTCAAGTCTGTTTGCGTATGGCAAATTATTCTGAATAATAATTGATTTATCTTTTTTGTATTCAAAAGTTTCTATTGTTTGTGTGCCTTTAGTAATAGATGATGTTCCTGTCTTATCGACTGTGTTAAGTTTTGCAGGATTGATTCTGTTTTTACTCACAATCCAGTTAGCCCTAAATCGACCTGTATCGACAGGTGATTTTTTAACGATACCTCGCAAACTATCCATTGCAATCAATGAGATAACATCCTCGATCTTTTCATCGGTATTAACTAGCTCTTTGTTTAGCTTGATCTCAAAATTCTTATAACTCATTTTTGCAACGCTACTCCATATTGAAGTGAAAGAGATCCAACAATCTTTTGCGCTGCTTTTATCTCATAATCGATTGTAGAAATGGTTAGCTTGTATCCCTCTTTAATAGTCTCGGAAAAGCCTTCAAACAAAACTAACTGACGATTAGATCCAATGATAGCATCTGGAAATATGTCTCTCGCAGGGGTATCGGTATCAAATAACGCTCTGCCTGTTAAGGTTGTCGTTGTAACTGAATATGTGCCAGTTGAAGGATCGTAAGTTCCCTGAGTTTGATAAGTCACTGTTGCATCAAAAATAACGTCCGTTACCGCTACATCAACGGCATCGAAAGCTGCATCTGCTATTTTTGTGACTGTTGTACTCATCCACGCACCATTCTAAGTTGAGCGCCACCGTAAATTGTATATGGCGAAAGTAATCCCTCAATCGCTACAAACCGAGGCGTTTCTCTAAAGTTAGTAAACTCGACTTCTGTTTCTACTGGCCCTGCTTTGTTCTTTTCTCGAACCTTTGCGCCACCCTCAACCGTAGCAAATACGTTTGTTCCCTGATGAATAATATAAGCTAACTCTGCTTGAGCGTCTTTTATATCCTGTGGAACAAAATCGGGATCGATAGGAAAATCTTTTACGAGATAAATACCTGTCAAACGAGGCCAAGCCATTGCTTGAAAGCGATGCTGTTGCTCTCCGACGAAAGTATAACTTCTGTTTATGTAGTCAGCAGCTTGTACTAATTGAGCCTCTTTTGCGGCTGTTGCGCCAGAGATTGTTACGTTTCTTTCTGTCCAGAAAGCCTCGTATTCAGCCACAGTGATATAGCTATTTGCTGACGCACTGCCTACTGTAGTCACTATCGCCATATCTTAACCCTTCTTAGTAGACGCTTTCTTTTTCGCAGGCTTTTTAGGAGCTTTGCCACCTTCCCACGCTTCATTTACTTCTGTTTTTGGATCGTCTGCTATGAGTTGACCCTTTTTGTTCCTTGCTCTTTTGGGTTCACCCTCGAAAAGCTCGTGTTTCTTGCTGTCGAAATCTGCCTCGTTGACCAATGCCCATCCATCTTTAGAGCCTTCGTGTTTTATTTTAATAAGATTCATGTTATCACCATTTAACTTTGGCAGCCCAAAAAGCCGCACTCATTCGCCCTTTTGCTATATTTCTTCGATGTCGTGAAAAGAAATTTCTTCGCGCATCTTTTTTAGCTTGGCTTTCTCCTTTTTTAGGTCTGCCAGAAGTTTTTGCTCCCTGCTGACCAAATCTAATAGTTTTAACCTTATCACCGACCTTCGCTAAAACAACATGGCTTTTTGTAGGGTGACTTGGGGTTCTCTTTGGCTTATTGTATCCTGCGACACCTAACCTTTTTATTCTAGGATCTCGCTTTCTCATCTAAGCCGCCTTAATGCTCTGCGTTCTGCCTTAGTGTATTTAGCCGATTGTTTGCCTGACTTTGTAGCCTTGTTCTTGGCTCGTGATCCTGCTGCCTTTTGTGCAGGAGTTAAGCTATCTCTTACGGCCTTTGGTAAGTAACGACTTTTCTTTTTCTTTCCTGTGTAATCCCACTTTTGACCAGTCCATTTTCTCAGCGATATTTGCGACTTCTTGAGAGCCATCTATCTGTACCCTCCTCCTGCTGCTTTATACCGACGAGCCAACATTTGAGCTTTCCTAGCACTCCATTGTCCTGCGCGACCGCCTTTTGATCCACGTTTGATAGCGTAAAACATTTGTTTCCGCATTTTAGGTTTTGTGTAGTTCCCTGCTGCGTTAACAGTTGATTTTCTTGGCTGTCATGCTTAACTGTGCAAAGTGATATAAGCGTTTGCTTGTTTTACCATGCGTCTTGCCAGAATGGATCTGACCGTTTGGCATCCTGTGAGTATTGCCCTTAAAGACAGTTCCATCTCGCAAGTAATGTTTAACGCCTTTTGCCATTATTTTTTTTTACCACCCTTTTTCTTTGGTGGACGACCCTTTTTAGTTCCGTAAGTACCCATTCCTTTTGGCATATTAATCTCCTGTTAATTGTTGCCCCACCTAAACAGTGCGTGTCCTAAGAAGATGGGGCAGAAAAGGGGCTTTCGCCCCTAATCTATTAGCCCATAAGAACCGCGATTGCGTCTGAGTTCCATGCTTTAACGCCCCAGACTGCACCAACCTGAATCATTGCTTTGTTGAAGCCTTTATAAACAGCAACCTCAAAGACCATTCCAGTTTGTGGATCTTGAACGACCATGATGTCCTCGGCAGCATCGCCACCTACTGGTTTAGCAGGCGCTCTCATTGCGATTTCCATTCCTGCTTGGTGCATCATTACGTTTGCAGTGTAGTTATTGCCTACTGTGATCGCTGCGTTATCTGCAACTGCCACTCTTAGACCAGTATCACCTACAACCAAGTTACCGCCTGCGAGAGCAGTATTTACAACATAAGCGTTTGTATCGCCTGCGATTGTAATTACATCTCCTGCAACGATTGTACCTGAACCACCATCAGCAGGGATCGTAGTATCACCGATTGCTGCTGAAGCGTTGTTGACAAGGTAAGATGTACCTGTGCCTTTTGTGTGGCTCTGTACTTGGCTACTTTCTTTTAGTGAAACACCTTGCAAGTTGAGTAGCTCACCTCTGCGAAGAGGATCATCACTTCCTGCTGTGTTTACTTGAGTAAGTGTTGCCAAGTTGCGAAGGTTAACTCCTGCACTTGTGTTAACAACCAAGCTGATTAGACCGTCATTTGTTGGCATTCCGTTGTCTGCCAAGATTTGACGAGCTTCTGCAACTGTGTTGAAGTTTGAACCGAATGGAGTTGTTCCTGCTGTACCAACTGCACG